CAGCCGTCTCGGTATCCCCTCAGGGAATTTTACCCACGACAGCCGTCTCGGTATCCCCTCAGGGAATTTTACCCACGACAGCCGTCTCGGTATCCCCTCAGGGAATTTTACCCACGACAGCCTTGAATCATTTAAATTAGACGAGAAACCCCGTAATGTAAATATACCAATGGGTCAAGAGTTAAATATTGCATCTACATATGAATATCCATATGCAGTGAACCCTTTTGATGCAATGAATGCTGATCCATTTTTAGAAATTCACGCAAGTGAAATCGTAAATACGACCAATAAACTGGTTCTTTTAGATTACGGTGTTTTCATACATAATACAATTTATTTGGTATGCGCCGAAGATGTGTTAATCTATGCGAAAGAGTTTAGTGTTGGTATTGGCGTCAACGCGTCATCAAGCGCAGCGCCCCGGTCGCCTACGAATACGTCAAAACCAATCTATGAATCCTATATGGTCCAACTATATTTTCCATATCTCTCGGCATATCGCAATGATACACGCCGAACTGCAATGGAAATCGGGTCAGCCGAAGCATCTGGCGAAGCCGACCTTTCCACCATTCATTCCCACAATACATTACTTCTTCATAAACTCGCTCTCTTTGATGCGGATAAAAAGATACTCAACGAGAGATTTCTTCGTCAAACTGCGAACATCAAGCTGTTGTATGATATTTACGAGAGGCGAACAACCGAGCATAATTACATTGATGATGGAATACGTGGTGTTGAATTTATGATACACCCAGAGACACCTTACAATCAATATCTAGATGCAGTATTCAAATTGATACATTGTTCGGAGTATATTCCTTATATAAAATACAATCCAGGTAAGAAACGCGATAATATGTATAAATTTTACATTTCGGGTATAAGTCGTAGTGGTCGTAAAATCCCGTATTTGCCGAAAGGCGATATATTTCGTTTGATTAAAACAACCGCCAGAAAAAAGAGTGTTGCAATCTACATCAATTATACATATTCAAATCCAGATATTCCCACTCACAAAGCAACCCATTTACACGTTCCAGTTATATGTGAATTTTATCCAGATGGAACTATCTTTGTCAAACTATTTGTCAAATATTCATTTACGACAGCAGAGATTGAAAGTATTATTAAGGCAACGGTCAATCCAGTGCTGCGTGTTATCAAGGAGCACGTTGAGCAGAGCGGATTTCATATGAATTTATTTACAAAGTTACATCATCCACAAATTGAACTTATTAATGTAGAATATTTCGCTCAACTTGCAATTACACGAAACATAGAAATAAAACAAATGATTAAGTGTATCTCTAGCGCGTTCAATGAAATAGAGGGAAGTCTGAAGAAAGGAATCGTTTTACGGTATAAACGTGTCGGAAATTACAACGATATGTCTAGTCAAGATGCGTTCATTATAGAAATGATGAATAAACGCCAGAGTGACCGTGATATCATAGACGGATTACGCGATAATTATATGATGTCTGATACTGATGCGCGTGCTAAACTATCGGGTATGTTGTCATCATTACAAACCCAACACATATCTCGTTTTCGCGGTGGCGCCATTCGCATCAAGAATAATCCGGGATTTCTTACAAAAATAACAAAGGGTGCGTTTAATAATATCATAACAATTGAGATTTCAAATATTAATAATATCCTGTTTTTACCAACACTTCACATTTACTTGGACTCCATTATTCGTATTTATCAAGATCCAAGCACGACAGATATTCCATATCAGAAAATCGCGGAATTATGTGCAAATACTAGTGGTGTTGCTGTGACTGCGGGTCCTTTATCTACTGCAGCAACAAAGGCAGTCGCTAGCACTACTCCTTCTGAAAGTGCAATTGATAGTTTTGCAGAAAAGTCGCGTACAGAGGCTATTATCGGAGATGTTCAACCATCAGATAAAGAAGAATCTATTGAACTAATGACGGAAATTGCACCAATCAAACGACCTAGTATTTCTGCTGGTCAAATTGTTTCTGCTGCACCATTGGTGTTTGGGTTTGAGGCAGAAGCGCCAAAGGAAGAAGAAGTAGATTTATTTGATTTACTACAAGGAGACGACGACGAAGAAGAAGACCTGGTAGATAATGAACAAGACGGCGGTAGTGGTCGTGGTAGTAGTGGTGTAGTTGGAACGAAACAAAAAGCTGCACAGGCAGCCACCATAGCATCCACATTCGGAGAGGAAGAAGATTTATCAGATATAACCGGTATGGAATTGAAAAACCCGAATCCTTTCTCTAAACGAATTCAAGAACGTGACCCGATTATTCATTTAAATGAAGATGTCGGTAAGTTCAATGCTTATTCGCGAAGTTGTCCGTGGAATGTGCGACGTCAGCCGGTTATTTTAACTAGCGAAGAAAAGGCGCAAATCGACCGCGAACATCCAAATTCTTATTCGCATAGTATCACATATGGTTCTGACCCTAGCAAGCAGTATCATTATATATGCCCCAGATATTGGAGTCTTAAACATAATACGAGTTTAACAGAAGAGGAGGTCAAATCAGGAAAATATGGTAGTGTTATTCCTCAAACAGCGAAGAAAGTCCCAGCTGGAGCGACTATATTTGAATTTACGGATGACAAGTATCACGTAGATGAAAAAGGAAATTATAAGCAGCATTATCCGGGTTTTTTGAAGAAAGATGCACACCCGAAAGGATTATGTGTTCCGTGTTGTTTTGCTCAATGGGATAAACCAGCCCAGACGCTAAGAAGAAAAGAATGTGAGTCTAAACAATATGAGTCTATACGAACAGAGACAGGTGCTACTATATCAGGTGCCGCCACCACACAACAACCATCGGTAACCGTGAGTGAAAGGGCTGTGGTAAATCCGCCACCACCACCACCAACAGTTCAGGTATCATCTGAACCAGTAAAAATAAATGAAATGAAGGATGACCGCATTTTAAGTTCAGACAAGTTTCCACTTGAAAATAATCGGTGGGGATATTTGCCATTTCAAGTTCAAAAGTTCCTTTTTTCTGATAGCCGAACTTGCCAGGTAAGTCTCAAGAATACTGCATTAAAAAAAGACACTCCTTGTTTGCTTCGCAGAGGTGTGGAAACCAATGACCATCAGTCGTTTGTATCGGTTGTTGCGTATTATTATAAAGAAAGCATCGGTCTTGAAAAGACGGTAGTGTCGGCAGCGTCGGCAGTATCGGCAGCGTCGGCAGCGTCGGCAGTGACAGCGGCATCTGGAACAAAAAAACAACTGAAGTCTGCCGCGAGTGATGCAATAGCATCAACGATTCGCACAGCGTTGACAGAACACGAAACTTTTGCTTCTGGAGGATTATCTCTCAAAGACCGCATCGCAAAAACAATTGCGCAAAGTATCCAAAAACAAACACCGCAAATATCTAGTGAAATAGACCCAAGCGTTGTACCTACCGAAGAATACGAATATCCATCAGACGATGAAACACCAGTAACAATGACGCCGAAGTCAACACCATCAGTAGCAGTGGCAGCAAATACTGTATCAGCCGATGTGAATCCACAATCTAAAGTAAATTATGCTAGTGTTCCTACTATACGAGAGATGCGAAATATTATTATCCAATCTCTCAGCATTGATCAATTCATAACGTTACATAATGGGACATTGGTTGATATGTTTTATAATCCAAAAAATGAACTACGAGGAACACAAAAATACGACACTGCCGAAATCTCTCGCACACTCCCAAAAGAAACATTTATACGGATATGTAATGCATATGAAAACTTCATTGCGTATCTTGACGATGACGCCTCTGTTATAGACCACACTTATCTATGGGATATCATATCACGACCAAATGAAAAATTATTCAAGAATGGAAACAATATTATCCTTATTCATATCCCCGACGACGACATCACCAACAACGTTCAGGTCATTTGCCCTACAAATGCATATTCAGGTGAAGTATTTGATGTCAATCGCAAAACGATTATTATAATGAAACGCGATACATATTATGAGCCCATTTACTTATTTGAAAGTAAGTCTAATGGTAAGTTCAGTGTATTAGGAAGATTTGCAATTAAAAGTAAAACCCTTATGCCAAAAATAAAACATATCATTGAAAATGTTCGTGATATTTATTTCGCATATTGTCGTCTAAATGCAAGTCAACCACGCGAATATAAATACAAAATGAATCAGCCTGCATCTATTCTTGCAAAGATTGTCAAAGATGCTGGATTTACAGTGAATGCACAAGTAATGAATTTCAATGGCAAAGTGATTGGACTACAAATCTCTCAATCTATAACGACTACGCGTCTGAATCCGACAGCTGTTGTCAAAAAAACCATAGTTCGGAAGATGTGGAAAGGTGTGATTCCTACCGCGGTATCCGCGCCATTGTCTACGACAACCGCTTCATCGCCTGCTCCAAATATGATATTAATGGATGATGATGAACTTTGGAAGATGAATTATCGTGAAACAGTGGATTTTTTGGAAACAGTTGCAACCCAAGTGAAGAAAACGACGAAAAAAGATATTTTCTGTAGAGTAAACTCAAAAGTGGTTGAAGAAGGATTTGTCGTGGGTGTTATTACCGAAACAAACCAGTTCATTCAAGTAAATCTAAATGAAGACCGAGAAATGAACCAAGACGATGGAATTCCAGCAATTACCGAAAGTAGCCATTTAGTAGTAGACAAAGAAGTATCTACAAAGTCGGACGATGATGTAGATAAAACACGTGAGAGATATGTTCGTAATATTCGTTTAGAGACGAATTTCTACAATGTATTCCGTAATACTGCGCGAAATATACTAAACAGGCCTGAAAATAAGGCAATTAAATACGATATTGAAAAAATGATTTCGTCTCCTTTTATGTTGTATCAAAATAAACTTTCACAAATCATTGCACATATGAAGCGCTTACTCGCGAAATCTGTTTCTTTCATCAAATACAATAAAGACACACTGAAATTGGTTGGGAAAATATCAGGTTGTATAACGAGTGATGACGAAACTTGCGGAAAAAAGAGCTACTGTTTGAAAGAATCGGATGGACTATGCAAACTTCTCCTACCTAAGCGCAACCTAATGTTTCCAGATATCAATAATGAAATAGCATATTTCGGTAAATTGTCTGATGAAATGATACGATACGAACGGGTAAAACTGTTTATGTTTGAGCCGACAAAGTATATGTCATTTCAAGATATAAAATACGACCTTCGTGACGATGAAATCATCTTATTAGAAACATTTATAACACAGGAGTATTTTGAAAATATGGAACCAGCAGATAATAATCCGTATGTGTTTCAAACAAATTTTTATACAGTGGCGCCAAGTAACGCGGGTAGTCGTGGTATTCAAGCCTACGACCCAGTGTATCGTAAAGAATACATTGACCGATATTTGGAAATAGAAACGGGGGTTCCAGAGAAGAAAAAAAAGAATGCACCGAGTGATGCTTCAAACCCGGAACCACCAAATATAGATGAGAGTAATATAGGAGAGACTGGTGAAGTAGTAGCAACATTTCAAATCAATGAGATAAATCATATGCTTGATTTTTGCCGCGAAGTATCCAAACGCAAAATAACCGAAAAAATGCACCGTCAGTTTTTTCCAAAGGCGAATACGTTTGAAATCTTATTTTCAAATGAAAGCAATGAATGTTCGTTTGATGTCATTTTAACAATATTACGTAGTGTAGCACAAACTGCGTCAAAATGTCCGAATGGTCATAGTTGTATTCGTCAAAAACAACATGCATTTGTATTGAAATTGAAAGAAGCACGAGAATCTGCGGCGGCGGAAGCGGCGGCAAGCGAACCAGAATCCGAACTATGTGAAAAATGCCGAACAATGATAGGACACGACCAAATAGAATATGGATGCAGTCAATGTAATTATTTTGTTTGCGAACACTGCCGAACGCAGCATGTTGACCAGTTAGCAGGAATGTCAATACATAAACTGAAGAGTATTCTTGTAACTGAATATGATAAACTAGCCAAAATAGGTCTTGATAAAAAATTAACGATGATATTAAACGGATATGGAATGAAGAAATACGCAGATATTATTACTGAAGGTCGTGCAACATTACCGCAGATTATTCAAAGTGAAAATTACTTTTTGACAAATGTTGATATTTGGATAATTGCATTGTATTTCAAGATACCGATTGTATTCATATCTCAATCACTACTAAGTGAAAACGGTAATAATTTTATGGTATTATATGATGACGACACCAATGAAAGTTATTTTTTTGTTCATCCGTTTACAGTTACGCAAAATGCGCCAAGCCGTTATGGTTTAATTGAATTAAAAGTTAATCCTAGTAGCGCATCTGAATCAGTGTCTATGTTAAGACTACCACTTGATTTTGTAAGCAATGATTTACGAGATAAAATACGAAATGATGAAGAGAGCCGTATATCGTTGGAAGAATATATACGCACGTTTAAATTAGGGAATATCAAAAAAAAAAGACGTGTATTTACGTTATTACCGGCGCCAGCAAGCACGGATTCTATTTAAGATAGTCTTTATTTCAATAAACAAAAAACTAATAGAAATATATAAGAATGGAAGAAGTTAAATTATACGTGTCAGCAGATATTGTATCAGGGAATAATATGAAGGAACCTGCACCTCCGATTCATAACAACGAGAACATAACAGAAATATATGATATTCCATATGTATCGTCATCACCACATATCACAATACCGAATACCGCTCCCACAAATCTTATTAAAACATTAAACCAAACCGCAATGACCGATGTAATGAATCAAAATATGATGATGAATATAAATAAAAAAACAACACCATCCGTTTCTACCAGGCATACCAATTTATCAATACCAATACCAATACCATCATCTGGTGCAGGAGCAGCTACACAATCCATCATAGAGCATCCAGTATATCCGAATGCGGAACATTTACCAGAAAAAAATATTCCTAGATCACGGAATAGTAGACAAACACATCGTATTCGTTCTACTGTAAGTAAGGTAATTATAGATGATGAGGATAGAGATACTGCAATAGATTATGACGATGACGATCCAGAAATAAAAAAAACAAAACTATCCTTATTTCACTTTGCCAAAGACATTACATTTAATCTAATATTTATCATTCCATTCCTCCGAACAAAATTAAGTTCTATTTTAAAAGAACCGACTTTAGCAATAAACCAAATTGAACGTGTTTTTGACGAATTTAAGGACCTTTTAAATAGAGAGCAATTAGAAAGTATTAAGAAATATGTATGCGAAGATGGTGTTCGGGATAAATTAAATTTCATACTTGAGTCTGGGTTCAATAAAATATTATCTGATGGTAAAATTGATATCAATGACGCACCACAGTTCAATCAACTCGTATATTTTATTATTAAATCATTTAACAATATGAATCACGGCAAAGTATTTCGTTTTTATGTATCTCGTGAGCACGTTATGGTGTTGCTTCACTTTATTCTCAAATCAGTATTCACACTCACATTAAAGGGGGAAGAAGAACAGATGGCAATTGGACTATTGGATACCAGTTTTAAACTTGTTCAAATTGAAGTATTACCGCTTATTTCAAAACGGTGGTATCATAAATTCAGGGTATGTCACGCGGTGAAAGAAATAGAAGAATTGATAGAATGATAGAATTTAGGAAAATTAGCGATGCGTTTTTTTCGTGAAAAGAACTTAAAGATATTTTCTTTGTATACTATGAGAATGTGTGAACCACCTCTTCTCCTCTTTCGCGCAGAAGGAGTAAACCGATGATGTGATTATTGCTAGATTCTACATTAGTCACAAATCAATTTTCGTCACAAAAATATTGACCAGTTACCGCGCCATTCGTGCACGTTCTACAAGGTCCGCATTGTGATGATTATCATTTTAATTAAAATTAAGTTGATTTGTGGATTGTAGAAGTCTGCAAGTATTGTATTTAGTGATGTTATACCGGTGTAGCTCAGCGGCAGAGCGTCTAAAACATCGTTTGTTACTTTTTTACTACTTCCGTTAGGAAATGGTCCGTTCTACGAATGATTATCGCCTTATAAGCGGAAGGTCGTAGGATCGAAACCTACCGCCGGTATTGTCAAGCTGGACGCTATAAACGCAGCAACCATTGTTTTACCGGGGTGGCGCAAAGGCAGCGCGCGGGGCTCATAACCCCGAGGTCATACGATCAATACGTATCTCCGGTATGTATCATCATATCGCACCGGTGCTTCAGGCACTAGAGCAATCACCCTAAACCTCCTTAGTTCAGCGGCAGAGCGCGAGGCTCATAACTTCGATGACGATCGGAACAAAACCATCAGGAGGTAATAACTCGTTTTAATCGGGTTTATTTCATTTCTGTTTCTTTGAAGAAGCGACACGTCTACACATTAGACACAAACATTTCAAACCACTTCCACGGCGGACGTTTTATCGTCTGACATCTACTTTACTGGCGACTCATCATCGTCGGTCCGACAGTCGGATGGTTATTTTCTTTATCATTAAAAGAACGGTGTGGGATCGATACCTACAGGTGGTAATTGTCAAGCTGGACGCTATAAACGCAGCACCAACCACGACTATGGTCGTATTGTTTTACCGGGGTGGCGCAGGGGAAGCGCGCGGGGCTCATAACTCCGAGGACGTAGGATCGAAACCTACCTCCGGTAT